CTGGTGCTATACCAAAGGCATCACCCGCCTCAAATTGATCTATAACTTGTTGTGCGAAATCGTCTAGTACAATCTTTTGGGTGGTCGCGTTAAACGTAGCCGTAAAGCCAGAAACATTGCCAGAGCGATCAACGCAGCGCAGCCAATAATATCTTGTAACCGCGTTGCCTAACCCTGCAATCGTGTGGTTATCCGATGGAGTTTGAACGACTAACGTAGACCCTGCCTGATTGTTCGTTGTGTTCTCGAAAATCTCCACAAACGCGAAGTCGCTATCGCTTGGGTTCTCCCAGTTCAACGTTATCTGCTGTATGCCGCCAGTAGCTGTAACAGTAGACGGCAAAGAAGGTGGGGTGTTATCGCCCTGCAAAGTTAGAGTGTTGGATATGGTGCCGCTGGTCTTGCCGGTTAACGTCACTGCTTTCACACGAAACGTATACTCTTGCAGTTCAACCAACCCTGAAATGGTTGTGTTCGTTCCATAGACAGCAATATTGCTAAAGACTGTATCGCCGCCTACTACCGCTTCGCTCACAGAACCGTAGTTCAGTTCTGTAGTTGTCCCAGCAGCAACAGAGCCATAATTAATTGTCTCGGCGTAAGCGGTGCTTACGTTGCCGTAATCAATCTCACCAACCGACGTTCTTTTAAATTCCAACTCATAAAAAGCAACATAAGTATTTGGGTTTGGTGCCGTCCATCTGACCAATACCGCTGGCAAGACTGACCCATCATTTCCTAGCGCCGTTGTCTCAGTTAGTGTTAAAGATGTTGGCGCTGCTTGTGCAGGCGTATCATCAACAATATCACTATAGTCTGGGTTGTTTGGGCCTACTGTCGCAGAAATATTGCTAGTGGCGTTGTCTGGGTTGAAATCTGAAACCGCAGTAGTTCCCGTCCCCGTACCATAAGCAACAGCTTGCACCCAATAGAATCGAGTATTTCCAACTGCAACCGCATCTGCCGCGTTAGAGGCATCATGCATAAATTGCGTTCCCATTGTGCGGCCAATTTGCACCTTGTTGGATAAGCTAGAATCAGGAGAAGCATATATCACTATCTCTTTGAATTTGCTGGTATTTACTGGGTTAGTCCAGTTCAGCTCTATACTTTTTAGGCCAGCCGTTGCAGTCAAATTCTGAGGGTCTGGCACGCCGCGAAAGCCTGCCGCTATTACGCCATTTGCGGAAACGGTGGAATATTCGTTAGCTGCTGGGTCTGCGTAACTTCCTGAGTCATCCTCGACCAGAGTTAAGTTAACTGCGCCGTCTTGAGCGTCGGCAAAAGACCAGTTAATGCATCGAAAAACCTTTGCGCTGTAGTTTAGCTCTGCCACTGTAACGCTTACCCTGTCGCCAATATCTATATTCAAAGCACTAAGATTAGCGGGAAACGTGATCACCTTCTGCTGGTCAGATATTTGTATCTGTTTGTGGGCAATTCTTTGCGCCATAAAGCTATTATTGGTAAACGATAGCTGGATGTCTTTCGTAATTACTTCGCCATTATCTCTGGATACGGCAGAAGTTAACTGCACTTGCGGAGTCTCAACAGATTTATGATTCTGAGATGGGTCAATTATAATTGGGCGCAGAGTGTTAAACCTCTCACCCCTAGCGATTGACGTTTTTACGCTTATCGCGCCGGCTAAGTCGTCTTCATCTAGTGACTCAGTAGGCGCGACATATATCCCTGCGTTAATCGAATACACGCCATTAGAATAAAAAAGCATTCCATTCATAGCTGAGAGCAGCTTGTTTATCGAAGCTCTGTAAGAATCTGTCGCAAATATAACGCCATTTGCTGTAAATCTTTTTTGCGTTGCTGAGTTAGGTATAGCAACCGCAACATCGCAAGCATTAGCCGCCACTATAACATCAGCCCAATCTATCTTCGCGGGGACAACACCTAGGCCAAACTCAGAGTCCATTAGAAAGTTTGCAACGCACAGAGCAGGGTTATCAGACCACGCCTGATAGGTTGAACTAGTAGGATTAGCACCAGCAGCATTACCCGCCGCAACATCTAACCTTGGGTCGTATATGTCTTTTTTGCCTTTGACAGTGGCTTTTATATTTTTGGGCGTGTACTTGTCCCACAACTCTTGAGAGCCATCCGTAAGAACATATTTTGTTACTATGTAGCTAATCCCTTTGCCTTGGTGCGCAGACGTCCAAGGGACAAAAGATGACAATAAAGAACTAGCGGCTTGATTCGCTGTGCCTAGTTTCTTCTCTACAAAGCATACCGTTTCACTATCTATGGGGCCGAATGTTCCAGAAGTAACCGCGTTACTACTGATTGCCGAATTAAGTATTTTCTCATCATCGAAGAAAATGTCTGTTATTGCCTCAACTTCGTGACCCGTTAGAGCCACTCCATGCAGAAGGTTTTTGTTTTCCGTGCCGTTTACACCGACAAAAAATATGGGTCCAGACACTACAGCCTCGCCATACACCACTTTTTGCGGTTCTATCGTGCCGCGTACTGTTTGCTGCCTAGATTGGTCTGTGTCGCTTTGCGGCATTGTCATGTCTGGGGTTAAAGCGCGCATCGCGACAAAACCTGCCGCAACAACCGCCGCCCCTATAATTGCCGCAGTCGTGGCAGACCCAACAATTGTTCCAATCACAGCAAAGGTTACTGCATCACCAATGATGACTAACGCGGCTACTACTGGTGGCACTTTATACGCTCCATCCGTGAATTAGGTATCGTTCAGGTATTTGCTTCATGCCTTTGGTGGTTAAGCAAACTACCGACTCTTGATATTTTATACCGCAAACTTGACCAATTACCGGCAAATCAATAATGCAGGGGTCGCCATCTTTTAACTCAGTAGAAGTCTTGCCCAAAACAGTCCTTACAAGATCAACCAGAGCGCCCTCTTGCTTGATAAAAGCTTCTGCTTGCTCTTCCGTGTTGTAAGTAAACTCAGAAATATAGTCTTTGCCGGTCATTTCTTTAACAATAAACGCTGCAAACTGACAGCAATCGGCATCTCCATAGTCAAAATCTCTGCGCTTCCATGCGTTTAAGGCTTCGGTAATCGTTTTCACGAAACTTCGTTAAAGATTTCAATTTTTGGAATATTTGGTGCGCCTGCTACATTATTAGAACTAGCATCACCCCATCTAATTTTTGCCCCTTCTATGTCTGCCATGAATTCGAAAAGCAAATCGCCAGAATGCTGATCTTGCTGCTGCGAATGGGTGTATTTTTTATTGCTTGCCTTGTCAAACCTCGCCAACTCTGACTCTGCTACAAGTTGGATAGCATCACCACCTTCTGCGCCAACGGACAAGTTCATCTGGTCCATTACACCTTCCCAAACTATTGTTGGGTCAGCAATTAATACATCGTCTGCATTCAAAGCACCAAGATAAATGCTTACTGGGTGCATGTAATAATCTTCTGTCAGTGCAGCACCCGAAACTGTCGCATCTAATCCTGAAAGAGTTAGGGTGATTTTGTAAGGACTTACATCTGCTCCCTCTTCTATTTGGCTTATATCACCAAATGACCCTGTGCCTAGCCAATCCTGACCGCCCCAAGTAAACGTGCCGATAGAGTTATGCACATATATAGTGCCGCTTGGAAACGCTAGCTTTGCAAACGTAACGAGAACAACATGACCAGCGGATAGCGCAGTTGCAACCGCAGAGGGGAAGGCTCTACTCATGCCAGAACATCCTCAGCCGCTATCAAGTTAAAGTTTGAACTAAGATCGGTATTTGTAGTCCAAGAAGCTGGACCGGCAAGCATAAACACGCCTAAAACCGGAACGCTGTAATCAATAATCGTGTTATCTGCTGGTGATTTCCTAATTGGTGGGGCAATAGACAAAGTTAGGTTTGTGGATGCGTCTGAACTGGCATCTGCTACCACCATGTGCAGCTCATTATTGAACGAAACGTAGTCCCCTGCTTTTAGGTAGTTGTTAACGCTTGCAGTGGCTCCATCGCACAGCAAAGTAACCCCCGACTGACTAGCCCCCTTTACTCTTAAAGTGCCGCCACCGGCTCCTCTGGTCGTGTGAGAGTGATCGAACAGGGTAAACCTGTGCTGCTGTCCGTTCAGCTTGACTAAAAACGCTTGCATTACCTTGCGGTTATCGCCGGTAAGGTTATTAAACTGCAATGACGCTTTCCACAAAGAGCCTTTACGCGAGGCTGTTTGCACTGAGTTAGTC